AATTTTTACTCATAATTAACATTATTTTGGTTTAATAAAATATATATATTCACTATCAATATAACAACTTAGGAAACTAATTGTAACATGTATCTTCTGTATAACAAATAAAATAAAAGGGAACTTACGTTCCCTTAAATCTAATTATCGATAAAATTTTGGTCCTACTTTTTTAAGTATTTTTTCTTTAACTAAACTTCGTGGAAGAGAATAGATTCGTCCTTCTCGGCCGTCCGGCGTTTTCCAGAATGAAGTATCCCAACCATTGTCTCTATCATATGTAATTATATCGCCAATTTTAAATTCATACTTATCAGTTCCAGATAAATTTCGCGTATGAGTTCCAATTGTTAATGATAAATGATTGTAAGGATTTCCTGGCCAAAATTCAGCAAGTATTTCAAACTCATCTCCTTTGTTTGGATATTCGCCAGGAAGAGATTTAGAAGCTTCCAATAAATAATCATCTAATGTAGGAATCGAATGAACATTTTCTTCAATTTCCTCTTCGTTATCTTCTTCAATTGGTTCTGCAGGCGGGGTTTTTGTTACTTTATCAGCTAAATTCATTCCAGCCTTTATAGCAGCTGCTTCAACGCCTTTTTTTACTATAGGCGCAGCAACTCGAGCAACGGCTGCCCAACTTTCTTCAACATTTTCAGGTTCTACTTCGGGATTTTCAGCGTGGTCATTGAATTCATCTTCTGATACAAGTTCTGCATCTGCATAGTTTTCTCTTAAGAATGCGATTATATCAAATTCGTCCCAATCGGGGTCATAATTTAGTTTTTCAAAAGTTTCTGAATCGCCATCAACTATTTTTGATCTCCAATCGCCTTCGTCGAATAACTTGTAGATTTTTCCTACGAATGCTTCGCCTTCATCTTCTACTTTAACATAGAAAACTTTTTCGTTATCGATTTTTTCGTCTGTATCGGTGATGTCTTCTTCATCGTATTGGTCTTCATCTTCTACTGAAAGAATGTCATCAGTTTTAGGTTCATCTTCTTCAAAATCTCTAACATATTCAAGGCCAATTTCTTCTAATCGATCTTGCCATTCAGCATCAAGTTCTGTGTCATCAAAATCTATTTCTGTGCCATCCTCATCCTCAAAATAACTAATGTTTTCCGCATCAAGATAATTCTTAAGTTCATGATATTCCTCGTCATTAACGCCTTGGGTGCTAAATGTGGATTCATACATTGAATACATCTTATCGATTTTATCCTGACGTTTTTGAATTTCAAGTTCGAGTTTTCTAATTTGTTCTCGAGATTTTCTTCTTTCTACTGCTAATTTAGGATTATATTCAGGATAATAATAATAATAATTTTCCAATGTTTCCTTTGCATCTTTAACGCCAACGTCTTTTAAGGCTTGTATTATTTCGGCATCACTTTTATAAGCACCGGAATTAAGAATTTCTGAGGCTTCGGGGCCAATTTCTCCAAAGAAGTTTTCAATTTCTCCTTCAATGCCTTCGTAAGTTGGAGTTTGAAATTTTTCCTTTGTCCATTTAATCTCATCCTTAAAGTCTTGAATCTCGTATTGAAGATCTTGAATCTGCATCTTACGTTTATACGTCATAGAAGGTTTTCTTTTAACCTTTGGTTTTTCTTCAGGATGACCACCAGTCGGAGGTTTCTGATACCAATTACGCATATCGCTTTTTACATAAGGGTTGCCGTACCTTACTTGTTCGTCCTCCACAATAGGATTTACTCGAAGAATATTAATAGATTCTACTGTTGGAGTCCCTCCCTTAGAAGTAACAGGATTTCCGGCTGTATCGACAGTTCCAGTTTTAGCAACAACTTGTTGCTGAGGCTCTATCTTAGTTTTTTGTTTTAACTGCGCAGCTGCGGCTTGTTGTTGAGCAATCTTCATGTGCTTTATCATTAAATCAGATTTTTGTTTTGCAAGTTCTGTGTTTAATTGTTCAAGTTTTTTATTATAATTAGCCTGTATAGCTAATAATTCTTTTGCGTGTTGCTCACTATATATTTGTTCCTGTTCACTTAAGAAAGTTCTCATACTTTTTAATTTATTTTTAATCAAGATCTGCTAATTTCTTTTTCCATGCATTAATTTTATCTTGAAGTTCTTTAATTTTCATTTTTTTGTCAGAAACAAGTTTAAATGCTCCGGGTTTTTTAGCTTTTACGATTTCAGCTTCTAGTGCTTTAATTGCTTGTTCATATTTTTCTTTTTTAGGTTGATTCTTTAATTTTATTGCTTTACTTTTTTCGAGTTTAGCTTTTTCTCTAGCAGGATTTACTGGCTTAGACTTATCTTCTTTTACGGGCTTAGTAGCCTGTGCCTTTTTTGACTCAAATAACTCATTGAGTGATTCAAATACTAAATTTTTCATATTAATTTTATTATTTTGGTTTTCATTTTTTCTTCTAAATGCAAGTTTATATGGGTCAATTAATCGTATGTCATCAAGACCAAGATAGCAAATTTTATCAGAATTATCAAGCTGAACATCCACTTGATCATCTTTTATGTTAAAATCTGCAATGATACCGGTTTGTCCGGCATATCTGCCTCTTAAAATTTTAACTTTACGTCCTACTACTAAGTCTAATGCTTTCATATTAATTTTATTTTATTTATCTCAATCCTTAATGGCCTTTAAGATCTGCCCACTCCAATAACGATACTCAGAAAATATCTGATCCATGATATTATGAATAGGCGAAGGCGTAAGTTCTTTAAATAAAGAATAGTTGTTATCTTCTATTGCTCTAAATGTTGTTAAGCGATCTTCATTTTCAAGTTCTCCTATGTTAAAGTTATCATCAACATTTATTCTTCCTCCCATAATCTCTTCTTCAAGAAATAACTGTAATGTTAATTCCGCCTTTTTTCCCTGATCTGTAATAATAACTATTGGCTCAAACTCTGGACGACAATATTCAAAGACCTCTGTAATATTCCACGATGTAAGAAGAGCAAACCCAGAAATAAGCGCATTATCGTTATTCATAAGAAGTTGCATCTGTGCTTTCATTAATTCGTCTGATGCATGGAAGTTTTTTCCTTCAATTTTATATTCATTACTAATGCCCATCACTATTACAGGACATTTCCACATATCATGCATTCTATGAACATTTGTCATTTGTGCATTTGTAAAAGGTTCAAATGTCGTAAGATACACTGCACAAGGTTTTTCGCCTCTATTTACGTCTCTTATCTTTGGTTCAAATGCCTTTTGGATAGAAGCTATAACTCTCATATTATCAATATCATTAGGAGTTCTACGTTTAACCGCTTTAATGACGATATTATCTGAACGAGATTCAAACAACTCATTTTCTTCATTTGTTAAACAAACTTCTTCTTCATTAAGTTCTTCTACATTATCAAATTTGTTAATATATCCATTTATAAGTTTAACATATGAATTAAATCTGTCTGTGATAGCTTCAGTTAAAAGCCCATAAGGCTTTTTAGTTTTTCTAAATGATGAAACAAAAACTTTGAATAAAGCTTCGTAAATAGGTGCTTTATTAACCCATTCTAAAGTTTCTTCGTTAGTAATCAATTTTTTATTTAGTTTTCCACCGTAACCAAACTGTGGAGGCATAAGATACTTTTCGTCTACATTTTCATTAACAGTTCTCTTATCACAGTAATCATTAAATATATTACATATAATATTGAGATATAGTTCATCTTTATTTTCAGCCTCTAATATAGGAATGTTATAATCTTCTAAAAACTCAAGGACATCCGAGATTGTAATATCATAAAAATCACGAGATTCATTTGCTTTTTCATAGGCTTCATTAAGAAGATCAAACTCATAAGAAATAACCTGAGAAAGCTTATTACCGGATTTAATAACCACGCCTTCTATTATATTTTCTTTTGAGTATAATGCATTAAAAACATTATGAATCATTTCAGAGAATGTTTTCGATTCACCTTTATATTCTCTTAAATCATAAGAAAGAAGAAGGTTTTTTTGTTCTTCGTTCAATTTTCCTTCAAATATAACAGGAGGTCTTCCCATGCATAACACTGCTGCCCATTCTCTAAGTGATTCATAATCTAAAGACTCGACAACTTTATTATTTTTATCCCTTTTTGTTATATCAGTTAAAATGTACTTAGGAAGTCCGGAGTATGGAATTCTTAAAGGCCTTTCAACCGGCGTATAATAAAGTCCAAAGTAATATCCTTCTGGGATTTCTGCTTCCTTCGTAATAATAGGAATTTCCAATAACGCGTCTTCATATATGTCCGTAAGGACTCTTTCGATAAGTGTAATCGGCGTATTATCTTTTTTATAAAATATAAGCTCATCACCCTTTTTCTCAAATATTATTCTAAACGTGTCAATTTTTTCAGTAATGACAACATTTTCACTTAAGAGAGTATCGACATATTTAGATCCTTTTTTCTCTAAGATCTGTGATAATCGGTTTATCATAACTAATTTATTTTAGGTTTATTTATATATTCATAAAAAAGGGGCTTATCGCCCCAAAATCTTTAGTTCTTAAGTTTTTAAAATTATCTTCTTCTCTTTCTACTTTCATTTATAACAGCTTTTCCAAAATATCTTTTTTTAGTACTTTCAGTCAACTCTTTTCTAATATTTGCTGTAAACTCGGAAACAGATTTTTGTAAAGACTCAGATATAACATTAGTAATAGTTTCAGGAGTTAAAATATCACCTAAATCAGTTGCTTTCATCTGATGATACATTTCGTCTATAACATCATAGATATTATATTTAAGATTTGATTTTCTAAAAGTTTCATTTATAGCAGCATAGGTTTTCTCTCTAAGAAAGTTTTTCTTTTGAATGGTCGTAGAGTTTTCATTAATAGTCATTGAACGTTTATTAAGAAAATTTATACCCTTTTCAGTAATTCCGGATTCTTCAGTCCAATAGTCACTTAATTCAGTTAAAAAAGATAACTGAGTTTTTTCATCTAAGTGATAAACGGATGTAATACCATAATTTTCTGTCAATGCATTATATACGAGTCTAAAGTCCTCTAAAATTTTAGATTCCTGACGAACTCGTGCTTCAAATAACTTTTGTTTATAAACATCTCCGAATTTCTTCATAATATAATTATTTTATTCTATATATTCATTATTTTTTTGCAGTTATGCAAATTTTAAAGAATATGCTTAAAGTAGATAATCTACACGCTTTTATATAATTTATATGTAAAATATTTTAAAATTTTGTTAAAATTACATAAAATTGTTAAAGTTTTGTTAAATTTTTGATAAGCATATATCATTGGTACAATCTTTGAAGAATTTTAGAATAGGAATATCCATCCTAACAAAAATAATAAAAATTATGAAAAAGTTACTTTTACCAATTGTTTTATTAATCTTCGGATTAACGGCAATGGCGCAAACAATCGACACCGCCGGGATGTCGGATTATGAAAAGTATTATTATGCTAAAGAGGCTCAACTTCTTGGCAAAACAATTGCTACTCCTGATACTGTATTCGTATATGATACTGTATTTATTAAAGAACAAAAACCTGAAAACGATGATGTTTATTACATCCCAAGTCGAGAAGACTTAGATCGTAAAAAAGAAGAATTGAAACTTAAGAAAAAAGAAATTCGTCTTGAACAAAAAGAACTAAGACTTTATCAGGATTCTCTTTATTATGATGCAAAAAAAGAGGTTTATAACGATCTCTACTATTCATCATTAATTTATAGATTCCATAGTCCTACATTTTATCCTTATTGGAGATTTAATTATTACTATAACCCATTTTATTATGATCCCTTTTATTTTTATGACAGAGGATGGAACTCATGGTATTGGGATTACTGGTACTGGGATTCTTGGTATTATAGACCATATCGTTACTATTATTGGTACCCATATTGGGGATATAATAACTATAGATCGCATGATAAATATTACATAAATAATTATTACTATTATGGTTATAATGGTTTAAATTCTAATTTTAGATATTCAAGCATAAATATGAATAACAGAAGCAATTCTTTGTTGAATACTAACATAAATTATTCTATAGGACGTAGAACAAGTTCTTCGACTTTAGCCGGTAAACAACCTGTGGTAGTTAATCGAACTGTTCAGGTTGATAAAAGCAGCGGCAAAGTTGTAGGAATAAATGAAGGAGGTCGAAGAATTGCAATATCACCTGAAAATAAAAGTACATTAACCGGTACTACTATTCAGCCTCAGACTCGAAGAAGTACAGTTACTACACAAACGCAACAAAGTTCAACTACGAATAATCGAACTAGTGCCCAGACTCAAACTCAGACAAGAAGAAGTGAAACTTCTCCTAATTCAAGAACTACATATACTGAATCGGGAAGATCTTATACACCTTCTTATAATAAACCGAATATAAACAAAAGGCCAGATTTTAATACTACTCCTGCACAGAAATCATATAAAGAAGAGGATTTTGTAAGTAAGCCTACGTATACAACTCCTGAAAACCGCAGAGCTGTTCAACAGGGAAATACTACAGCTCCTTCAAGAAATACAGTTTCAACGCAAACTAGAACAACTACACAATCAAGAACTTACAATACACCAAGTAGACAAGATTATCCTACGCCAAATCGTTCAGTAAGTACTTCAACTAGAAGTTCAAGCTCGAATTACTCTACACCTTCAAGAAGTAGCAGCCCAAGTTACTCTACGCCAAGCCGAAGTTCAGGCTCAAGTTATAGTAGCGGAAGTTCTTCAAATTCAAATAGTTCTAGTTCTTCAAATAATTCAAGAAGTACTTCAGGAGGAAGACGATAAAATAACAGAAAATCTGTTATATACAAACAAAAATAAACATAAACTAAAAAAACAAAAACAATTATGAAAAAGACAATGATTTTAATTGGAGCGCTTTTAATTAGTGCAGCAGTTATGGCGCAAGAGCCTGTACAAACTCAAACACAAACAAAACAACAAACAAAAGAACAAGTTCAAGCTAATGTGCAAGAACAATCGGTAGATCCTGTCATGATTCAACAAAGAGATCGAAAAAGAGATGGTACCTGTGATAATGTCATGCAAAGAGACCGAAAACAAATTCATAAAGATGCAAGAACTACTATGAATAGAACTGGTGCAAGACCTCAAATGCGTCAAGGAACTACACCTCAAAGAATGAATAAAATTCAAAGAGGCGGTAGAAAATAATTACACAACTACACATTATGACAACGAAAGGGAAGTTTTAAACTTCCCTTTTTAATTTATCGTTTATTTGGGGATTTTGGTGGTACTGGAATTTTAACACGTGGCGTAGGTTTACGAATTGGAATTCCACTCGGGCGTCTTTTTCCACAACCGCAACCTTCGAATAAACTTGGCATTATTAATGATTCATTCATGTATCCTAAAAAATGATTAAAGATAATGTCTTTGTTTTTATGATAAAGTTCATAATCCTCAGGCGTCAATTGAACTTCAAGATATTCATCTATTTCATGATCTTTGACACCTTCGTCCATCATTTGCTGAATAAGTTCAGCTATTTCAAACATTTTTTCTTTAATTGCCCCCATAAAAAGTAAATTTATTTTATTTATATATTACAAAGATAAAGCTTTATAGCTTTACTTTATAACGTTTATATGGAAATCCCTTGTCTTTGTATATTCGTTCTCTTTCTTTCGCATGTCTCATTAAATAGTTAACCTTTTGGTACTTGTGAGACCCATATTCAAAATTATCTGAAAAATCAATAACAGTTATAACTTCTTTCCCTTCCATGAGTCTCATTCCTCTACCAAGCATTTGTCGAACTTGATATTCACTTTTTGAACTTTCAACTATAAATATATTATGGAGATTTAAAACATTTATCCCCTCGCTAAAAACTCCGATACTTGCAACAATTATTACTCCTTCATTTTCTTCCATTTGTTTTTTAAAGTAATCTCTATTTTCAGCTTTAGTTCCCCCATCGATATAATAAACCGTCTTATCTGTATTTTCTTTTAAATAGTTAAAAATATTTCTTCCGTAATCATTCTTTATATCTGAAAACAATACCAATGAGTTTTTTGTCGATTTTGCTATTGTATCACAAACATATAATAATCTTTTTCGATTTTCTCTAACTATATCTTTTTCAAGGTTTAGTAATTTAACACCGTCTTTTTCAGTTGCACTTACATTACGTAAATCATAAAGTTTCTTTTTAACATCTTCATTTAAATAATCTAATTCAATACCGACTACTTTAACAGGTGTTGCAAAATTTGATGCTATCAAGTCTGCAGATTTAACAACATAAACACATGGGCCTAAATACGATTGAACAGTAAAGGAATCAAGAGAACCTTCAGGGGGAAGCGTTCCTGTCATTCCTACATTATATTTCGAGTTATAAGATTTAACAATAACATTTTTAATGGAGCTGCATCTTGCATGATGCGTTTCATCTATAAATACTGCATCAAATTTTGCAAAATAATCAATATCTTTTTTAGATAAAGACTGAAATGTACCAAAGACTATATTAGCTTCTAAATCTTCATTTTTCCCTTTTCCGCCAAATACACATTGTGATTTCCAAATTGGTTTTTTGCCACAATCTTCCTCATATTCATAAAACTCTTCTTCTGTTTGAGTTACAAGAGAAATATTAGGGACAACATAAAGCATTCTTTTTATTAATCCCTTGTCTAAAAGATAACGAAATAACAAAAATGCCATAAGTGTTTTACCACCCGATGTCGAAATTTCTTCAGTACAAAAACGATATTTTAGAATTCTTGAGACTCCTTCAATTTGATAATCTCTTGGCTGTTTTTCTGATTCTTCAAAATACGTATTTACCCATTCTATAAATTCAGATTCATCATAATCTTTATCAAATAGGTGTTCTACACCATCAATCTCAAGTTGAAAGAAAAAATGTTTAGCTAATTTTTGAACTTCACTCCAAAGTCCAATTGGAATACGACCATAACGATCTATAAATTTCGTGTCAAATGACTTTGGACGTGTGCTTGACCTATCACGTATTGCAGCCCAATTAACTACCTTTTTTGTAAAAGAATGCTCAAGCTGTTCATATTCAGTTTGTGTAGACTCAACTACAACTAAAAATTTACGTGAATCATCAATTTTTAATTTCATTAATGTTTAAATCATTTTATTCATTATAAACCGGCTCATATGTTTTTTCAAATATGTCAGGCTTACAGGGATATATTTCTCCGTTAATTCCTCGAATTATGTAATCTGTAAGTTCTGCTCTCATTACGCCTTCAAGTGTTTTAATGAACAGGGCATCTTCAGCAATGATAATTTTATCATTCGTTAATTCAAGTATCCACTCAGGTTTTTTAGAGTCATCTGTTTCTAATACAATAGAAGCCAATACTGCTTCAATCGCTATAGGTTTCTTTCTAAATTTTGCCATAATTTTTAAATTTTAAATATAAATTTCTTTTATTTTTAATTTTAACGTTTTTATAATTAATTAATTATAAAGTATGGTTTATCTAATTTTTTAGTTTTGTTCACAGTATCCATTGTCCCATTAGACTGATGCCCCTCAGGAATAAAAGCAAATAATATAGTGCATTCCTCGGCAATAAAACTGTTTCTTTCAAAATAATTTTTAACGTTATAAGGCTTTCCGTAAAACTCTTTAGGCTTTCCTGAATATTCGTTCATTTGTTCATGCGCAGGATTATATTCGATATACTTTAGTCCTTTGTTTAATGCAACAAGTTTTCCAAGTGTATCAGCCCCAATTGCTCCACCACTTATAACGCATAAGTTTTCTGCCCCGTATTTTTTAATACACTTATTAACAACCTCTTCAACCTTTGAATAATTGTGATATTTTCTTGAACCTACTATTCCTATTTTTATCATCTTATTTTCCTCTCATTATTTGTTCAATTTCAACACGTCTTGGAACAGCATATACTATGTTATCTAACGTTCCAATTGTTTTTTCGATAAAACGGGCATGGTTCTGCATTATTTCACGTTTTTCGACCATATCTGCTAAATCTACAAGAATTCTATTGTGTTTTGCGCCTTCACTGGAATAACGAACCTGAGATTTAAACATATAGAAATCATTTCGTTCAGCATATGCAGCATTATATCTTTTATTCATTCCAATAAGCAATGACATAAGATAATGATAGTACTCGACTGCACGTTGTCTTTCAGTGTACAAAGTTGTCATTAAACTCGGAAGTTCAACAAGCTTATTCATCTTTGAAGACAATTCTGCAACCTTAGCGTCCCATTCCTTACGCTCTCTAGCAAATCTTTCCTCAAGAGTTTCTTCATTTTTTAAATTTGGGTGTAATATATCATTTTCCATTTTTTAAAACAACCGTGTAGACATATCGGTAACTTTTCTTCTATTTTTAGGTTTTATTATTTTTATATTGTTTTTCTGTTTATCGGGTTTTAATTTTATATTAACATTAAGCAGTGGAATTTCCTCTTGCTCATCGAACATAAAATTAAGTTTTATACTAGGGTCTTTTTTCATTTTCTTTTATATTTTAGGGTATATAATATGTATTGATCGAGTCCATGATATAATTGAACATTTTATCTGAGAATTTAACACCATATTTTTTTGCTATTCGTAGCCCTTCAATCCATGCCTGAGATTCAATTAGCATATTATTTTCATTAACCAATTTTTCAAAACTTTCTTTTATAAGCGTATGTCCTATTTCATGAAAAAATGATGCAATCTTTAAATCTTTATCATCAAATATTCCCAAGATTATATCTTCATTATCAATAACATATGCGTTGTTTTTTAAATTTTTCTTATCTATATCATATTTTTCAGCAACTCTGCCTATATTATTTTTATTTACATGAACAACATTAAGACCATAATCTTTAGCTATTTTTCTTGTATCCATTTTGACTTTCTCTTTTTATTTATATATCGATAATGTCAAAAGAATCATTTGAAAAATATTCATTAAAATTAGGTATTATTATATTGTTATCTCGCATCCAAATTAACGCATCATTCAAATCCCATTTTTTTCTATAAGGAAGTCCATATTCTTGTTTAAACTTTGTCCAAAGAAACACTTCTTCGCCTTCATTTATTTTTTCAATGCTTGCTTCTTTACCATCAGGATCATCATCAAACCAATATCTCATAGGAATTTCTATAGGAAAATGCTTATGTACACCTGTACTAGCAATTGAGTTCTTAAATAAGAAAGCATCTAAGGGTCCCTCGAATAACGTGATAGGTCTTGAATAATTTAATAGAGTTATATTAAATATCTGAGAAAGTGCATCTAGATGTTCAGGAAGTGTTCTGGTGTCTTTTTTAAACAATTCATATAGTTTACTTAATGTATAAGTAAAATACCTGCTGTTTCCGTTAAATGTTCTTTTTTGAACACCTATTATTTTTCCTTCTGGAGTTAAATTTAAAATGACTAAATAATTTTCTCTTGGATTATACATGAATTTCTTTTCATCATACTGAAGTCTATTAACTAACCATGGCCAAACAGAAGATCCTTTTACTTCAACAAGCCCAAATGATTTTAGAAATTCCTGTCTATCAATAGCATACTTATTAATAACACCCATGTCTAAAAACGCAGACATGTCATATTTAAAGTTTGATGAATATGAAAAATCTTGTATATTACTTATAATATAATTTATAACACTTAAGTCAAGATTTATCTGATAATCTTTGAAAAAATTATCAATTCTTTTAAATTCTCCACAATTATGACATTTAAAAAAATTAGCATGTTTTCCCGATAAGATAAAATTGCCTCTTTTCTTATAATCACTTTTCATGCTATCTCCACAATAAGGACACGCAAACGAAATACGGCCCCTATACGAACGTATCTTGGTTTTTCCGTAATTACCCGGAAATCTTTTGTCAAGAATAGTTTGTAATAAGGTTATAAGACGCTCTTTATATTCTTCGGGAGATACTGTGGCGTCAATGTTAATATTAGAAAGGGAAGAATCGAAATTCAACCCTTTCTTTAAATCAACATTTTCTACCATAATTACAGATTAAGAAGTTCGTCGTCTAAATTAATAGATAAACCTGTAATATTTTCAGGAGATCCTATATCAGGAAGATTAAGATCTGATAATCCACCCATACCTACGTCAAGATTCAAATCATCAAGAGATAAGTCTTGCGAAGTGATATTTGAACTACTTTGTGAGGGAGATGAAGGTTTATTGACATTATCTCTCACGTTAGCAAAACCTGTAGATGGAACAACACCTGATACTCCTAAGATAACAGCATTTACGTAATCATGAGTTTCTTGATCCCATTCTTTAAATGCATACTGAGAAAGATCGGGAGAATTTTCCTTAAGAAAATTGAACACTTCTTCTCTTGGAGTATTGTTATTAATAGGAATAGGTTGTCCGTCTTCTTTTCTCGGAATTAAAAGAGGAATTTTCTTATCAAGGAAACGAGATTGATCATAATTGTTATAACCCGCTACCTTATTGATAATAAGTGCAAATGCTTTTCCGTCAAGAAGATCAAATGGCTCATGAGGATCACCCAGCACAGGTTTCTTTTCTGCTTCAATCTTTTCTTGGATCTTTTTTCCAAATTTCCATACAAGAAGTTTTCCTTCTGCTTCTTTATTCTGATCATCTTTTATAACCTGAATAATAGCAGCATACTGGTGTCTTCTACTAAAGATTTCTGCTTTCTTTTGGTCCTGAACAGATTCACTGTTCTTAAATTTCCAATACATATCCTGAAGAGGAGATGGTTGTCCTACAGAAGAGGGACAATCAATGCTTCGTCCACGACTAGTAACAGGATCAACCAACCAACATACCCACTTATCAAATATTGAGTTGTTTGGATCTGGCCACCAAGTAACGAATCTGATGATTGATTTGTAAACGCCGTTTTGTCCTTTATCGGCAGATGGAGAGTATTCCCCAGAAGATTTTGAGCCTTTATCGGCTTCAATGTTTACGTTAGGATGAAATAATGCATCCAAGTCATAATTAGAACTCATAGTAATTTAGTAATTTTAGTTAATAAGTTAAAAAATAATTTAAGTGATTAAAGCGCTTTAGTCATTTACTATAAAATAAAATATATATTCATAGAAGTTCACATAGTTTTAATGCAAAAATTAAAATGTTGTTAAATTTTTTAAATTATTTATTCAGTATTTTTGAATGATCTTTTACGTTTGTTTTAACTGTCTCTTTTTCTTCTTCGGATATATTCACATAATATAATTCTCTACGAGTTTTTCTATCAGGATCACTCATAATTTTATAACGTCTTTCTTGACGTGAAACTACTATAGCATAAATAAGAAGATCTACGACATTCGAAATAAACGCAATAGCAAAAATTACCATTAATCCCATCGCAATAATAACACCTAAACTCATAATATTAATTTTTTATTTTGTCCAACCTTTTAATATATTTGGAGAAAAGTTTGCATAACTAAATTCGTATCTATCTACAAGTTTAACGATGTTTCCGTGCATGTCAGATACAGCAAAACCTTCATCTCCAGTTGTAATATACTTTCTATTCCTAGTTTGCAAAAAAGTTTCAAATTTTCCGATATTATTTAATTTTTTAATAAACATATGTTTAATATTTGTAATCTCAAGTATTAACTCGATAAGGTGCTTTAGAATATCGTTATTTTCAATGTCACTGATAAGTTTATTTAATTTTTCAACTAATGCAGTTTTTGATTTTTCTGTTTTCTTTCCTTCTATATCTTTTTGATATCTGTTTACTACAAATGATTTAAGTTCATCAAGATATTCTTCACTTGAGTTAATTCGAATATTTCTTTTTATCAACGAATTCTGAAATATGGTAAACAACGAAATAAAATTATTATCTTTAATTATTCGTTCGTATTCTGGTGAAGATTCAACAATTTTACGATTTTCTTCTAATTTCGAAATAAATTCTGTAAATTTATTGCTTTCTTCTTCTGTAAACGTCACTATTCCTGCTAAAGAAGGGATATATGCGTCGGTCATAAATACTTCAGGTATAGAATTTAACTCGTTTGCCTTTGCGTTATACTTGGCTTCTATTTTTTCAAGAGATTCACCAGTATATCTAGTATGCCAAACTACTCCTACCTTTGCTTTTTTAATCTTTTTTCCTAAATCTGAATCTTTATCTACTTTATAAACTATTGTGTTAGGATGAAAAACATAATGATTATCTTCAGTTTTAAGTGTAGTTTCATCGAACAGAAAATCGCCTTGCCATATTTGTCCCTTTGGAATTCCTAGTTTTGGAACAAATTTCAACATATATTTAAGTTTAAATGCAAGATCAGGACGATCTTTATAAAACTTATCTACATCACTGCTACTAAACATAATTTTTCGATCTTTAGCAAATAAGCCTTTAATGGCTATGCCAGGTTTATCGAGACCCGGAAAATCTGACCATACAAAAACAGCAGGAGCACCATCAAATTTTACAGAAAGTTTGACATCCTCTTTTTCTGTGTGTCCTTGAAGTATTTCATATAAACTTTTAAACATATTTATGACCCAATCAATGCCTTCCTTTCCTCCGAGCATAACAAGATCTTCTGCGTGCGTCATATGTTTGTTAACAGTAGGAGTTACTGCTTCATTTATCCACTGCTTATATGATATAAATTTATTCATTTATTTTTTCTATTTCGTTTTCTTTGTTGTGTTTCCCATATTTCATCTAAAATTTCCTGAGCGTCACTCATTAATTTTTTTTTGCCATTTAATAGTTTTTATATTTTTCCAATTGTTTACATAATTCATAACATATTGCATGCCATCAATGATATTTCCTTTAAAGTATTCTGATGTGCCATTTTTAACAAGATTCTCAAGTTTTTCCATGTCTTCAAAGAAGCCATTTGCATGAAGATTTTTAATAATAAAAGCCTTAGGACGCACGTATGGTTTTAAATTATTATCATCTATCTTTCTATAATTATTAAATATTCCATAACCTGTATGGCCGTATTCGTTTATTATTTCGTCCGTTTCTTCTTCCGCTCCTTCAATAACAACGCGCTTTAACATTTTCCATATCTTTTTAATAATTCGTTCGTTATAGCCAGGATAATTGGTGACAAAATTTTCATAATCATCATTTAATATATCTTTTCTCATTATTGAAGCAGATATTGGTTTTCCGTCGTTATCATCGGTTCTTCCTTGATATATTAGAGGTTCAGCATCAATAGGAAGTTCTATTACTTTAACGCCATCATTTAAAAAACTTGCGTATTTTCCATTAGGTGAAAAATCTTCAGCGAATTTAGTTACTCTCTCATAATCTCCGCCTTTTTTAGAACCTGCCAATGCATATATTCCAGGTTCAGCTTCATCTGTAATGTATTTATATGCTGTAAGAATTGGTGTAGGATATTTAACAGCTTCAATAGAAACATTATCAAAA